GGATTAACTCAAACCCCATACTGTCAGTATGTGTAATGCAAGGATTAACTCTTATTTTTGGTTTAGCCAGATTATTGGTGGATTATAGACATGAACGATACAATGACAAGTGTGCAGAATGCAGCTTTAGGCGCGGGTATGGCGTCAGGGTTGATGAATACGATAACAGAGAACGCGACAGCTATTAGTGTTCTTTGTACTGTCGGATTTGGTATAGTTTACGTTAGTTGCGCTATATGGAATGCTTACTCTAACCATAAGCGCAATCACATAAGTAAAGACAACATAATTGGCGAAATAATAAAGAGGCTTAATAACAATGGCGAAGAAAGGGCAGCAGACGCAGTTAGAAGAATATCAAAGTGAAGAATCTAGATCTTACATGGAGGAAAGGCTAGAGCTAATAGCTAGTATAGCTAAAAAGCTTTTTTGTCCAGATCTAGTAGAGGATGAAGATGAATTACGATTTTGAGTTAGCAAAAGGCCTTAATATCCCAGGTGATGTTGAGGCCTTAATGTATGTGGACACAGACACTAATACTGTGGTAATTTTGGATGGATATTTCGGAGAGTTGTTGTTCGAATACACTATACACTAAGGAGAATAAAATGAGAAAGATGAAAGGTGAGATGCTAATTGGCCTTGCTGTTGTTATGTTTATGTGGGGCACATTTGCGGCAATCATTGTTCCAGACGCTTACTATCATGCTAATAAATCCGAACTATGCCCAGATGATAGGTCGGAAACAACAAAGTCACAGCGCGAAGTTTGCTATGTAGAGAAAGATGCTCATGAGATTGGTAAGGAACTAGTGGATAAATAAACATACTAAAAATGAAATCTTAATGTGAAATAATAGTTATATACTTTAAAGCCTGTAGTCACCAATATGATTACAGGTTTTTTAATTGGAGAAAGAAAAGATGAACTTAAGTAGAGAGTTTTTAATGGAAGTATCAGAGAATGCATTAGATCACCTTGGAGCTTATAATGCTATTCAAGTGTTGCTTAAGGGTCGCGCCCTTAATGATGATGAAGCTAAGGCGATGCTAAGGGCGTGTAGAGACCTGTGTGGCAAGAGTGAATTGATAGAGTTACAAGATTGGCTCAAAAACGAGCATGACATGATAATACTTTTAGATGAATTTTAAGATAAAGCACTGTACATTATAAAATTAATTACGTATTATAAAGTTGTACTCACAGGGGAGAGAGAAAATGAAAATATCAAAACAACTACTTATTGAGATGGATGCCTGTCAAGGTGGATTGGATCGCTTTATCGAACAAACAGGTAACACCGATGAACCTGTTGAAGTCTTGTCACTTATCGGAGGTAAGAACATTAGTAGTGATTTAACCTGGCTGGCGAGTGAAACTCTACCTAAAGAGAAGATCGTTAGATTTACTTGTGCTGCTCGTGCTGCTTGTGCTGCTTGTGCTGCTTGTGCTGATACTGCTGTTGCTACTGCTGCCTCTGCTGGAACACCACAAGAGCAGATAAACGAGTTAATAGTTAAACTGTTTGAGGATTAATTATGAATAAACTACAACAACTGATATTGGTAATGCTCAAGCATAGAGGTGCTATGACTGGTTATGATATGGCTAAGTTACTCAAGGGTAGAACCGATCACTCAACTCAGCAAATATACAAAAATTGCGCAAAGTTGGAAGTTGACGGTTTTATATCTAGCACTAAGGTGGTTAATCACGACAAGCCAGATGCAAAGTTGTATGAGTTGGTGTCTGATAATATATTCGGCTTGACTCACGAATATAGCGACTTCACGAAAACGAATGGCTCTATGTGGTGCGCTCAGGATGACATTAAATTAGATGTTGATTTGCATCGTCAGTATGTGGAGCACATGCAGAATGCTGAGATTGAGTTCTTTAGGGGAATACTATGATTGAGTGGTACATAAGTAAAATGAAGAAGGCGCATGATGAGAAGCGCTGGGATGATAGAGCTAACTACGCACAAATGGCTAAGATTGATTTTGTTAAATACTTTTATTTTGGAGAGGAAAAATGATTAAATATACAGTAGAAGTTGACAGTGATGGTACTGAGTTTTGGCATCTAAACGGCAAACTTCACCGCGAGGATGGTCCGGCTATTAAATATACTGATGGTAGTGAGTTTTGGTATCTAAACGGCAATGAGCTAACGGAGGAAGAATTCAACAACCGCCACACCAAGGAAATGTCAGTATCTGAAATTGAGAAATTATTAGGTCATAAAGTCAAGATCATTAAGGATTAGCATGATTAAACTAGTATGCATAGATCAACAACACGCAGAGATAGCAGAACTGCAACTGATTAAGCTAGGTCGCAAAGCCGCATTAGCTGGTAAGGCTGCTATTGCCACTGGCGACTATAATCACGAAACCATAAGGGTTCAGCTTGATGCTATGGCATTTACTGCTGAGCTAACTGATTGGGATAGGGAGCAATTGAATGACTAAGTATATTGTTAAGGATAAGGCATTTTCACATCCATGTTATTGGAATATTTGCGGAATGAAAACCAATAACAAGGATAAGGCATATATTTTTACCGCTGATGAACTGAAAAATGGAAAGCTTTATAGCGAGTTCCTACTAAATAAAAAGCGCTATGTACTGATACCAGTTAAGGAGACTGGAGCATGATAGAAATGATAACTGTTAGCTGGTTGTTTATAGTGGCCGCTGTATGTGTAGCTAAAGAGCAGTACGCTTTATGTTTGGGTTGCTTGCTTATTGCAATTAGTGTTGATTTTGGATAATGGAGAGTAATTATGAGTAAGGTACTGGTTAACTGGTTAGATGCTTGTGAATGCTGCGGTCATCAGGAAGTTATAGTCCAGACTGATGGTAACGAGGCCGAATTGTATGATGGCGATGAAGTTATGTGCCTAAAGTGCAGTATGGAAGGCTTTATTTGTGTTGATGATGGACTGGCATTTGTGATTTGGGTTGATGAATAATCAAATATGCCCACTTAATTGATGGGCTTTTAATTCTGTGACACACATCACAGTAACTATGGGTATAGTTTTATATAGTTACTACATCGAGAGGGAATAATTTTAACAGGGGAAAGAGAATGAAAGAATTTAACTTAACCACTCTACAAGAACAATTTATTCGTGAGTGTATAAACTACGAGAACCTTTCAAGCCAACAGTCTGACAACTATTGTAACGCTGGAATGGGGACCGCTATAAAAATAACTGGATCTAAGCATGGTGGCGCTGGTCTAATAGGTAGTCTACTTGCTAAGGGTCTAGGCGATATGGACGGTGATGGTTATGATATCTTTTGGCTAGATGATGATATATTACCTCAACTATTCAAAGAGCTTGGTCTTGATTTAGATTAAGACTAGATAATAGAACAGCCTCCTAGCGGGGGCTTTTAATTCTGTGACATGTGTCACTGCAACTATGAGTTAAGTTTTATATAGTTACTACATCGGCTAAGGGGGTAACCCTTACTTTTAACTTAAAACTTTTGGAGAAACTTATGTTAACTATTAAACAGCCTATATCTCACTTGGATACTCTTTTATTGGAGACCTCTACTCAAGGTGTACCTTTAGAAGATATACTGCAACACTGTAAGGAAGGGGACAAGTTGGAATGCGTACGAGGTAGTAAATACTTCACAGTATCTCGTAATTATGGAGTGGAGCGCTCAAGGGGAGTACTATGTATTCCAGATAATGAGGGGGAATTAGTGCGTAGTTGTAAGTCCCCTACGTTCATTAAAATAGATAGCACTACTAAAGATAGACATGATACATGGGGTATTGGTAAAGCGTACAAAGCACCAAAGAAAGAGTGGCAGACTGATGTAATGAATGTTGACTTAACTAAAAAGATATGGGAGTGGTAGTAATGGTAGTTTTTGAAAATCCAAAGTGGAAGCTGGGCGATGAAGTCACAAAGATTAAAGGCTCATCATGGACTGGCAAAGTTGTAGGGTACTACAGCACTGCATTAACACCGCGTGGCTATAGTGTTGAGTCAAACACTGAAACTGGTAGCGTGCAGATTTACCCAGAGGCAGCGCTGAAAGGATTATGAAAGAATATGGGATTATCAAAGTTAAGTTTGGCGACGGAATGACTAAAATCTTCACAAGCGTGTGGGACTCTAACAACGTTGGTATTAAAATAGCCAAGGTAACCGAAGATCTACCGGCATTTCATGGTTGTTATTACGATGAAGATAACCCACCTCATAAAACAGATGGAGCTGAAATTCATTTAATGTTCGATAACCCAAAATCAATTGACGTACTAATTGGAAGGCTGGAATACATAAAAAAAGTCATGGCTTCAGAATAAACAAAGGCCCCTTAACTGGGGCTTTTTCATATCTAGAGAAAGGTGATATAATAAGCATGAAGCGAGGCGGGGTCTCGCACTAGATAATACGGGGTATTGTTTATGTCAGCTGGTCGTCCTACTGATTACAGAGTGGAATACATAGAGCAAGTTAAAAAGCTTTGCTTACTTGGTGCAACTGATGTTGAATTGGCTGATTTCTTTGGTATAGCTGTAAGTACATTGAACTTATGGAAGAATAGACATCCGGAATTTATGGAGGCCTTAAAATCAGGAAAGAGGCATTGTGATGATAAGGTAGTTGATGCCCTCTACAATAAAGCAATCGGATATGAACTGCAAGAGGTTAGAGAGGAAGAATCAGAAACTAGTGGAAGAAAGACAACAGTAACTAAAAGACAAATAGCTGGTGATACTACAGCTCAAATATTTTGGCTCAAGAATAGACAGCCTGAAATGTGGCGTGATAAGCAAGAGCATGCCGTTACTCTATCAGACGACTTTGAGAGCTTGCTTGATGACGCAAATAACTAATGCTGAAGATGTAGAACTGTCACTACCTTTCATATACAAGTTTAATCAATCGGATTTGACCTTTGATGAATTTAAGGTGGCAGTTAGATACAAGTTCTTTAGACTGTGCTGCTTTTACTTCATTAAAGACGCTACAGGCATGAAGGTTAGATTCTCGCCTAATATAGCTCAGCTTGAGTACTATAAAGGATCGCACCAGAGTGATGTGATACTCAAGGCTAGACAGTTAGGCTTCACGACTTGGAAGATGATATACGATCTAGACACTTGCCTTTTCAGAAATAACTTTGAGGCTGGGTGTATAGCTCACAACCTTACCTCAGCACAGGACATATTTGAGAATAAGATTAAGTTTGCTTACAGGAACATAAAGCCGTCAGTAATTAAAATGCTTGAGATGATGGGTTATCAGATTCCAGTACCTAGGAATGATAGGGGCAACGCTTATAAATTCAGTAATGATTCAGGCGTATCCGTATCTACTGGATTCCGTGGTGGTACACTTCAGTCATTGCACATTTCAGAGTTTGGTAAGATATGTAAGAAGTTCCCAGATAAGGCTAAGGAGATTGTATTAGGTGCGTTTCCGTCTGTTTCTGGTGCTGGTGGGACTATTACTATTGAATCAACTGCTGAAGGTAAGCAGGGTTACTTTTATGATTACTGTATGGCAGCCAAGAAGTTGTTTGACAAGAATCAAGATCCGCTGCCTGAGCAATTTAAGTTTCACTTCTTCCCTTGGTGGAAAGACCCAAAGTATGCCACTGAATCAAAAGTTGACTATTCAACCATAGCTGAATACTTCGACAGGCTGGAGTCTAAGTATTCAGTCAAGCTTACTGAAGAACAAAAGCACTGGTATTTTCTGAAGTGGAAAATCTACGGTGATAATATGGGGCAGGAATATCCAAGCACACCGGATGAAGCATTTTCCCAAGCAATTGAGGGTTCATATTATGCCAAGCAATTTGCTAAGATTTACAAGGAAGGCAGATATGTTGATGACTACTACAACAATGACGCGCCAGTTTATACAGCTTGGGATATAGGTGTTGGCGATGCAACAGCAATATGGTTCTATCAGCGGGTTGGTAATGAGATTCACGTCATATATTACCTTGAGAACTCTGGTGAGTCACTTGGATACTATATAAAGTCACTAGAGGATTTAGCAAAAAGACATAAATGGAGATACGCTAATCACTACGCACCGCACGATATCGATCACAGGGAGTTTACGAATGACGGTGGTGTAACTCGCAGAGAGCAAGCTAGGAGGGGAGTTAAATATGCTGGTAAGGAATATAGAATAAAATTTGACGTTGTACCAAAGTTAACAATTGATGATGGCATTCAGCACGCAAGGCAAACGCTGGACAAGGTTATTTTCTTTACTGGGCTATCTGGCACTGTAGCAAAAGAGAATGGCGGTCTTAAATGTGGAGTAGAGCACGGAGTTAACTGCCTAGAGAGCTATAGAAAAGAGTGGGACGGCAAAAGAGGATGCTGGAGAGATAGGCCGCTGCACGATTGGGCATCGAACGGTTCGGATGGATGGCGTTATCTATCTGTGATAGAATTTAAGCGTAAAGGCGAAGCGCTCAACATATACGGGTAAATCATGAGTAAAATAAAAGTAACATCTCAAGGCTATGACAACATGATATCGATCTGGCAGCAAATTAGAGTTGCTATCGGTGGTAAACAAGATATTGATAGATACATACTATCAGGCGGATCTTGCCTCCCCAGCCCTATGTATAGAGTTTATGAACCAATAAAAGATAAGAACACAGGCGAGATAGTTCACAGTGGAAATCAAACTCAAGTAACTCAGCGTCAAGCTAGCTACTGGTCAAGAGCTAGATACATGAATGCCACACGAAGAACTGTCGAATCACTCGATGGAATGATATGGTCAAAGCAACCTGATGTTCAAATACCTGAACAGTTAGAATATTTGAACGTTCGTGAGTATGCGCAAAAGACAACATTTGAAACAGTTTCTTACGGCAGATGTGGAATGCTCGTTGATATGCCAGCTAGTGACGGAACTGTCACATTGGCCGAGAGAGCTAACGGACTTGGTAATCCTTCGTTCATCTTTTATCATCCAGAACAAATTATTTACACTAGGCATGCAAATGGTGTATTACTCGAAGTTAGATTACTTGAGTCAACTGAAGTAAAAAAAGATGAGCTTAACTATGAGCAAAAGGAACAAGTAAGGCGCCTTTATCTAGCTGATGATGGTTATTACACCGTTGATATCTGGATGGATGATAAAGTAATTAGCTCTGTCAATCCAACCATTAACGGAGCTAGAATGACATACATATCATTTCAACTGTTCGGCTCAGATGATAACAGCGCTGATATGTCAGATGCTCCTATGTATGACTTGGCTAGTGAAAACCTAGGGCATTATCGTTTATCTGCGGATAATCTTGATAACCTACATTATCACGGTCAGGGTATGACCAATGTTTACACTCGTATGGATCCGGTCAGTTTCAACGAAAGAAACCCTAATGGCCTTGATGTTGGCGCTAATGGTAGAAACCTATTAGAAGTAGAAGATAGAGTCGAGATACTTCAGATAGCTGCCACTGGTGCTATTCCTTTAGAAATGGAAAGAGTTGAATCTCGCATGATTCAGCTTGGTGCTCAGTTAGTTCAAAACTCAACTGGTAATCAGACATTAGGCGCTAAAAGAATTGAGTCAAACGCTAGTACATCAACACTTAAAAGAATTGCAATGAATGTATCAGATGGCCTAGAGAACTGCTTAACATGGGCGGCTGAGATGGTTGGTGCTTCAACTGATGATGTAGTGTATAGATTAAACACTAAATTCTACACTGACGATCTAACTTATCAAGATATTCAAATCGCTTTCCAAATGGTCCAAGGTGGCAAGCTTCCTGATTCAGTTCTCTATGAAGTAACGCGTAAG